TCGACGATTGGTTCTTGCTTCGGCGTCGCGTCACCGCCGCCGTAGAAGTCGATACTAGCCGGGTCTTCGTACGTGCCTTGTAGGTCGTCTTTCCCTTGCACCGTCACCCGGTTACGCACGTCGAAGTCGCGGTCGACGTCTATGTCGACGACCGGCGGGTTATCGTCGTCGATTAGGTTAAGCGACGGGTCGACCATAGTGTCGCCCGCCGATTCAAACGTAAGGTTATCGTCGTCGTCGATATAGACGACCGCGCCGTCTTCCGACGCTATCGTATTGATTACCTCTAGGATAGCCGCACCTTCGAAGCGACGTGTTATCGTTCGGCCCGTGTCTTCGACGCCCGACGTCGATAGGCCCGTACCCCGCGAATCTAGGCTAAAGGGCACGGTTCGGAACATATCAATAGCGACGGCGCGGTCTTCGGGAAGCCCGCCGTCGACGGTAAAGCGGTATTCTAACTTCCCGGTGCCGGATAGTTCGCCCGCCGACGACCCGACTTCTTCGGCGTCTTCGACCGGTAGGTCGTACGTGGTAAAGCCGCCGTAGCCCGGTACGTCTAGCGACCACACGTACGATATGCCGTCGTGGTCGCGTAATTCGACTTCGACGTCGAAGACGTTACCGCCGTTATTGACTAGCATACGGGTTTCGGCTTTCAGTATTTGCCTACCCGGTGCTTCGCCCGTCGACACGGCGTCGTACGTGGCGCTAAACGTGCCGTTTTGGTCTTCTTTCAAGCCGAAGAAGATTACGTCGCTACCGAATTCGTTTAGCCCCTTCGACCGCACCGCGCTTAGTTCGAAGTAGGTAGCGTCGCTAGACCAATTCGATAGGTCGTCGCCACGCGTGACGTAGCGCGGTCGGGTGTACGGGTCGACGACGAAGTCGACGGCGTCGCGCACGGCTTCGCCCGAATCGACTTCGATAAACGGTCGGTTTACCTTCCCGTATTCGATTTGTGCTATCTTCGTTTCGGCTTCGACTTCTAGCGTAAGGTTTCGCTTCGATTGGTTCGACGGATTACCGATTACTTCGCCCGTCCAATCCTTAACGAACGTGCCGGGATTCGACGGGTCTTCGTTATACACTTCGACTAGTGCGCCCGCCGCGAATAGCGACCGGTTCGTCGCCGTGTTTCCGACCGTGATATTCGCTTGCCCGATAGACGCGCCTTCGGTCTTTTCGTACGACACGTCGATTACTTGCGACGCCGTCGTGCCGTCGACGTCTATTCGCTTATTGGTCATTATTGGCTAACGTAGGCGTCGACGTGCGTAAATTCTAGCGACGCGTCGTACGTGCGGGCTTTCCTTTGGTTAAGGTCTTCCGTCGGGTTAAATTCCGTAATCACGCCTTCGACCGACTTACCGTCGTAGTATAGCACGTCTAGCCCGTCGGAAAGGGTAAAGCCCCATTCGTGCGACGCCCGCCATAGTTCTTCTTTAAAGCCGTAATCGTCGTTCGAATAGGTGCCCGCGTTCGGGTAGTCGGCGCTTTCCATTCCTTGAATGTCGAAGTCGACTTGATACGTTTCGGCGGATAGCACTAGTTTACCGCCTAGCACTTGCCGCGACGCCGCCGATATAATCGAATCCGTGACTAGCCCGTTCGACACGGTCGGGTCGACACGGGTAGCCTTCAAGACGAACGTTTCGCTTCCGTCGTTCCGCCTAAGTTCTACTTCGGTCGTAGTCATAGTCTAGCGTACCCCCGCCCGGGTGTTAGTCTTCTTCCCGATAGCCGCGTCTATTCGGTCGGCTAGCCGTTCGACGTCGCGCTTCGACATATCCGTCGGGTCGAATTCGCCGGTAACGTTAACGACGATACGTTCTATCACCGTCGAACCCCCGCCGCCACCGCCGCCACCGCCGCCGCTTGCCGCCGACGTAAGCGGTTCGGGTATCACCGATTCGCCCTTGTGTACGACCGCGACACCGGTTTCTTCGACCATACCCCCGACTTGAAGGCGCGGAAGGTCGATACCACCGCCGCCTATCGTGCGACCACCGATAGTCGCCGACGGGAAGTTAAGCCGTGCCGGTATGGTCGAATTCCACGCGTTACGCGCCGACGCGACGGCGGCGTCGCCCATACCGCCGACTTGCCGTTCGAACGTGCCCGCGATTCGACCACCGAACGACCGGGCGTCGGATAGTAGCCCGCTAAAGTACCCCGTTACGTCGTTCTTGAATTCCCCGACCACCCGACCCGCCCTATCAAAGTTCCTTTGCCACGCGCCGAAGAATATGTCTAGCACCTTCCGGGCACGGGCGAACCCTTCGTCGAACCCGCCTTCTAGGGTGCCGGTGATAAACGCGCCGAACGCGGCTAACGGCCCGGCGGCTAGGCTAACCATCATTAGAAGCCCGTCGCGCACCGACCCGGGTAACACGCTTCCGACGTATTGACCAAACCCACGCACGGCGTCTAGTGCGCCCGTCACTTGTAGAATCCATACGCCTAGCACGCCTAACCCGAACCCGATAGCACCCGCAAGGGCTAACGCACCGGCACTACCGGCGGCTAACCACCCGACGAACGACGACACCGCACCCGTCACCGACCCGACCACGCCCGATAGGGTAAGGCCCGATAGCGCCGTGCGAAGCGTGCCCGCCGCCGCGCCCGCCGTTCCTAGTGCGCCCGATAGCCCGGTTAACTTCGCCACGGTGCCGACGGCGGTAGACCCTAAGAAGAAAAGGCTAGACGATAGAAGGTCGGTTTTCGTATTCGCGTTATCGGCTTCGTCGCCCGCGTCTTCTTCCCGATTGGCGACTAAGCCTAAGACACCCGCTAGGAACCCGCCCGAAGCGGCGGCACGTTCGGACGATTCGGCGACGTCTTCTTGCGTATCGGCGAAGTCGGCGGCGTTTTGCTTCGCTTCCCCGACGCCCGTAACCCTTGCTTCGTATTCTATGGTACCGATTTGCACCACTTTAAATCACTTATCGGGTCTTATCCGCGTAGCGACTTAGTGATTTGCGACGGGCCTTCGCCTTTCGTCGGCGTATCGGGCACGTCGGCCCTTAGTGGTTTGTAGTATAACACCGATACGTTTATTATCCCTTAGTCTAATAGTAGTGTATGGTGCGAAGCACTACCGCGACCGACGAAGCAAAGTTCGAAAACCGCGTTTCCGTTCGTAACGCCGACGTCGAAGAAGGCGACCGCGTACGTGTCGTCGCATTCGACCCGTCTAACGGCGAAGAATTCGAAGTCGTCGGCGACGTCACGTCGGTTTACGCCGACCACAAGTTCGCCGTTCAAGTCGAAGGCGACGTGCCAACCGGCGTTTCTTTCATCGTTAACGACGACGCGAAGACGGTTCGAAAGGGAAGCCACGCCGACGGGCACGAAGTCGTCGAAGGCTTCCGACCTACCTTCGTCGAATTCCACGCCGACGAACCCGCCCGGGAAGGCGACGTCGACGAAGACGACACCCTAGTTTACACGCAAACGACCCACGGCGCAAACGAAGCGACCGGGAAGTCGTACACGAAGACCGAAGAAGTGCGACACGGCGGCGAAGTCTACCAAAAAGAAGGCGGGATAACCGGCTTCCGAACCCCGGAACACACGGGCGTCTTCTTCGTGCTTCCCGGCGGAACGGTCGAATACGAACCACGCGACGAATCACGCGACCGGTACGAAGTCGGCGAAGGCGGGCGAATCGACTAGAGGTTTTGGCGGGCCTTCGCCTTTCGCCGTTCGCGCTTCGCGGCTTCTTCTTTCCGTTCGGCGACGAAGGCGTCGCGTTCGCGGGCGATAGCGAACCGGCGCATTACCTCTTTGTCTGTCATACCTTCGACGACTAACGACCCACGTTCGAACGCCGGGTCGGGCGCTTCGAAGCACCAATCGGGCGCACTATACACGACCGCCGCGACCGCGCCTAGTAGGATAGCGACGAAGGTTAGCCATAGTGTGCCCGTAGCCGCGCCCGTGACGCCCGCCACGAACGCGTTACCACCGAACCCGACCGCTAGGGCACGGCGACCCTTCGACGCCGCCACGCGCCGCACAATCGCCGCTAGGTCGTACCGTCGGCTAACCGACACCGTGTCGGCTTCCCACCCGTGTATAGCGCGGTGGTCTAGCCCGGTGTCGTGTAACAAGTGTTCCGCGACTTCCCTTTGTACGCGGGCTTCCGTGGCGTCACGCGGTTTTTCGCCACGAACGGCCCGCTTTACACGTTTAAATCGGCTTCCGAAACGTTAGCGAACGGCGGGGGTACTTCTTCTTGTAACTTTTCGAAGACCGGGTTATCCGGGTCGCTACCGGTGTATGCGCCGGTAAGTAATTCCCGAAGCCCGGGTGCGCCGTCTTCGCCTTCGCCCGACCACGACACAATCATATACTCTAGCATATCGACATAGTAGTCGTATGCCACGTTAAGGCCCGCTTCGTCGACCGACGTATTCGATTCTAAGATTTGGCCCTTCTTCCGCACCGGCACGCGTTCGCGCACTTCGAACGCCCATTTTACTTCGCGTTCGTGGTCGGCGACCCACACGGTATAGGTGTCGTCGTCGGAAGCGATAGCGTCACGCGCCCGACCCATTTCGTAATCGGCTATGTCTTCGGGCGGCTTCCCGAACTTATCGGTAGCGTCGTCGTGCGACATAGGCGGGAAAAGGAAAGCCCGGCGTGTAAGCGTGTCGCTACCGTTAGACGTACGCCGACGTTTCCGACGTGTCTTCGACTAGGACTTGCGCCGAATCGGGGATTAGTTGTAACGTCGTTTCGGGCGTGCCTTCTTCGGGGAATGGGTGCGGCGCTTCTTCGGTGCCTACGTTCGTGAATTCGAACCGCAAGCGTTCGTCGGCGTTCGGTTCGTGGAATTGGATAGACGCGTTACCCGAATCGTCGCGCCCGGTGACTTCGTCGTAAAGCGACGAATCGTCGGGCACGACGTCGACGCTAATGCTATGTTCTAGGTTTTGCCAAAGTAGTTCGAACGGCTTTTCGGGATTGGTGTTTTGGATATACCACCGCGCTTCTAGGTTCGTCGTTACTTCCCATTCGAAGTTAGTTACCCGGGCGTATTCGGTGCCGTTAATCGAAAGGTTCGATTCGGCGTCGTGGAATAGCCACGGGTCGCGGGTGTCTTCCGTAATGCCGGTCGTCGCCGACGTGCCTGTCGTGACGTCTAGCGCCATTAGGTCTAGGTCGACTTGTAATTCGCCTTCGTTATCGACCGAAATAGACCCGGTCGGTGGCGCACAACCGGCGAACGTACGCACGAAGTCGTCGCCGCCGTTATGCCCGAAGTAGGTCGCTTCGACCGTCTTCGTTACGGGTAGCGGGTCGTTCGACACGGTGATAGTGTGTAACGTCGTGCCCGTGTCGGCTTCCGTCGACCCGGTGGCGTCTAACCCGGTGTCGGCGGTGACGCTATCCGCGCCTAGAAGCCACGCGATAGGGTAGCCGTCGCGGGGGATAACCGGAAGGGTACCGCCTTCGTAGACCGTTCGGCCCGGTTGTTTCCCGCTAAGTTCGCGGGAAGCGCCCGCCGTAATCGACCGGTTTTCTTGCCATTCGATAGACGGGTCGGGCATTTCGACTTCGCCCGTTACCTTGCCGACGCCACGCGTCGGGGTAACGGCGGTGCCTTGCGTCGTTTCGTCGCCGACCACGATTTGCGAATCGTGGCGTACATATGGGTCGTTACCGGGCATTAGCGACGGATTGGGTACCCGTCACCTTAGTATTGTGCTTCGGAAGGGTCGCCACTAGGCGTCTAGCGGTCGAAGAATGAGTATAGCGAAACGCGGTTTACGCTTCTTGCCAATCGTGTTTACCGCCGTCTTGCACCGCACCGACCGCCGTGTGCCGCGCCGTCGACGTCGTGTCGCGGTCTTCGCCCGGGCACGTCCGAAGGCTATCGGCGATAGACGCGTCGGCGTACGACGCCGTAGCGCCGCACGTCGCGCACACTAGGTCGGACATTCTAGTTACCCCCTTCGACGACGACCATACCGACCTTCGCGTGCGGCATTTCGTCGGTGTCGTTCGTGCCGAACGCGACGTCGCCGTCGAATTGGTCGCGGGCGTGTGCGATAAGGTCGACGACGAAGCCGTCGACCCACACGGTGCCTTCGCGGTCGTGGTCGGTGACGTCGTCGACGCGAACGCGGGTGCCGTCGTGGTCTTCCCAAATGTCGATACCGAAGTCGGCTAGTTCAAGACACGCGCCGATAGCCGTAGCGACGTCGCGTGCGGTCGGTTCGAACCGGTCGTCTTCGTGCGCCACGGCCCGGGCGACGGTGCCGAACGAAGGCGCGTTCGGGTCGTCGACGTAGACGGCGGCGTGTGCTTCGAACGATTCGTCGTCGGTCGCGGTAGTGCTTCGCACCATACACTACCATTAGGCTAAGGGCTAATAAACGTATCGGTGTTATACTACTAGACTATGCCACGGCACGCGACCGGGCTTCGAACCCGATTACTATTTCGTAGACGTACGCGCCGAAGGTTTCGTCGTCTAACGGCGTAATGTCGCCGAAGACCATTCGGTCGTAGTCGCCCGGCGTGTCGGGTCGCTTCCGGTTCGCTTCGACGATAGACCGGAATTCGGCGAACATATCGTCGCGCCGGTCTTCGTCGTCGCTTTTCAATTCGATAAAAAGCGTCGCGTCTATGTTTTGGTTATCCATAAACAAATCCGAATATTCGATACCTAGTGGCGACGTCGTCGACACTTCGATATAGTCGTACACGCCTAGGTCGCGCCCTTTCCCTAGGTCGTCGGATTCGTCGATTAAGATAGTCTTCGACCCGGTAACGTTTCCTTCGGTAAAGTTCGTGTCGATTAGGGTAACGAATTCGTCGACTACCGATACGCTAGGTTGTGTCATAGTCTACCTATCCGCGCCCTTCTTGATTAAAGTAGGTTTCGTCGCCCGTGTCGACGACGACGTACCCCGACTTCGCTAGCGTGCCCGTGTCGCTTGCTTCTTCGGCGATAATGCTTTGCGACGTTTCGAAGGCGAATTCGGCGGTTTCCTTGAAGGCTTTAGGCGCGGCTTCTATGTCGTCGCTACCTTCGAACGCGTCTAGGAATTGTTCGCTTGCTTGCTTCGCGGCTTCGAACGACCGGGATAAGAAGAAGACGCCGTCGGTGCCGTTTTCGGCGATAGCGGCTTGCACTATCCACGCGACTTGCTTCTTCCGTTCGGTGACGGTGTCGCCCGACGCCATATCTTTAAGCCCGCTATCTAGGTCGTTCCATTTGCGCGACACCCATTCGTAGATAGGTTCGAACGGCGGCGCGGTGCCCGTGTACGACGTCGGGAATTCGACATACGGCGCGTAATCCGCCGTGTACCCGACGACCATAACGACGTTTAGATTTTCGAATAGGGCGTCTAACTTCCCCCGCCGGTACGTGGCGTTAACGTTCGGCATTATCGAACCCGTTTGTAGGCGTCTAGTAGGCCCGTGGCTTCGTCTTTCCACGACGACGCGGCGTCGGCAAGGCTAGGCGAATCGTCGCCCGTAGCGGGCACTAGTTCGCCGTATTGGTCGCCGCTAATCAATCGGGCGGCGACCTTCAAGGCGACCGCGTCGCGCACGTCGCCCGGCACCGTCGACGACACCGACCAATTCGAATCGACGAAGTCGAAGTCGGCGGCGGTACCCGAATGGTCGGTCGCGTTCGCGGGCGTTCCGTACCGGTAGGTGACGCGAAGGCGCGGGTTTTCGACCGTCGGGCCGTGGGTTTGCGTGCCTACCGCCGTGAATAGTTGTATGTCGGGCTTGATTACACCCGACCGACCGTCTAGCACGAAGTCGCCCGATTCGCGCCCTTCGTCGGCGGTAATGTCGTCGACCGAACGCGGATTTAGCACTTCGACCTTATCGCCTTCGTTCGAATCTATCGTCTTAACGTGCGGGTGCTTCAAGGTAAGCCGACCGCGTGGGTCGATACCGAAGTTTTCCCGACGCCCGGTGCCGCGTAGACGGCGTCGACGGTGTCGGCTATGCTTTTGCTTGTGAGATAGTTTAACCCGCTTTTCGTAATCCGTCACCTTCCGAATTCGCCACGCTTGCCCGGTCTTCGTGTCGGCCCATTCCGACATACGGAAGATTAGGTCGTCGACTTGTGCTTGCGTCGGCTTCGTCGACGACGTTAGGTCGGCGTACGTCTTGTTTCGAACGTGGGTAAAGACGTCGTCGCCGTTACAATAGACGACGTCTTCGTCGACTAGCGTGCTTTCGGGCATAGTCGGTTATTCGCGCCCGGTCGCTTAGTGCTTTGCCACCGATAGGACTAACCCGAATCGGTCGGTAACGGGTCGTATGGCACAAGTAGGCGATAAGGTGACATACCGCGACCGACCGGCTATCGTAACGACCGTGCATTCGAACGGGCGGGTAAACGTCGTGTACGGTACCCCGTTTTCCGACGACGCCGACGGGATTTGGCCCGTGGCGAACGCCGCGAACGTTCCGACCGACCGCTTCGAAGACGGGTGGCGCGGCGAAGAAGACGCCGACGAAGGCGACGCGACCGACGACGGCACGTCTAGCGGCGACGGTGACGTCGACACGCAAGGCGACGTCGTGATTAAGGACTACGACGGGCCGGAAGCCTTCGTCGACCGTACGCCCGTGTCTGACGTCGCTAGCGACATTCGGTCGGGTGACTACGACGACGTGCTAGACGCTATCGAAACCGCCGAAGAAGCCGGGCGCGACCGCGACACCGTGTACGAAGCCGTCGAATCCCGGCGCTAGGCGTCGCTATACACCTTCTTCGACCAAAGAAAAGGCCGCTAGGGTCGCGTGTCGTATGGCTTACTGACCACGCGGGCCGATAGCGATTACTTGTACGACTTCCGAACCGGTGCCGGTAAGGTCGACGTCCGACGCCGACTTCGCCGACCACCCGGCGTCGCCGGTCGGCGACGACACGATAACGACCGGTTCTTCGTCGAACGGTTCGTCGAACGTTAGCGTAGCCGTACCCGTCGAAAGGGCTTGCTGGTAGACGTCGATAGTGCCGCCGGGTGCGGCGTCGGCTTGCGTCGGGTCGGCACCGCTTGTTTTGAATTCGCCCATTCTTGTGTACCTCTAGGCTAGGTCGTAGCGGTATCGGATACGCGTAGTCGACGACGACGCGAAGACACCGTACGAATCGACCGCGACGTCTTCTTGCGGCGTCGTACGGGCTAGCGGGTGCATAGTCGCGTCTTGAAGCATAGCCATAATATGCTCCGAAGCGTCGAACGACGCGAAGACCCGTTCGCCGTCGGTGTTAGGCGCACCGTGGCTTTCCATTACCGGCGTACCGTCGACGTTTAGCGCCCGGAAGCCGAAGTTAATCGAATCGCCCGGGGATTGGTAGCGCGTGAAGTCGTCGACTTCGCGCTTCAAGTCGTTAAACGTCTTGTGGTCGGTGATATGAAGAATGTCGTCGTACGCCGCACCGTCGCGGCGTAGTTCTTCGATATGTTCGGCGACCTTCGCCACCGACATTTTACCGGTGCCGCCTTCGTCGGTTAGTTGGTCGGCTTCGCTAGCGACTAGTTCGGGAAGACCCGCCCAACCGTTCGCGTCGAACCCGCCACCCGCGACGTCGGCGGAAGCGGCGGTACCGTTACCGCGCACGATTTGGTTTTCTTCGTAGAACCTTTGCGACCGCATTAGGGCTTCTTCGGTGATAGCCCGGGTCGACCGAAGCGAATTCGCCGATAACTGAAGGAAGTCGGTTACGGCGGTTTGGCGACCGTACGGAAGCACGTTGTACGTGTGCGTAAGGTACGTGTCGTCGTTCGACACCCACGTTTCGTCGGTGCCCGAATTGGTGCCCGGTTCGTAGAACCGTTCGGCGGCACCGTGGTCGGTTTGTTCGTCGACCTTGTAGGTGTCTTCTTCGATAGCCACACGCGGCACCATATCGGCGATTGGCGTTTGCCGTTCGTCCGTAATGGTGACTTCCGGGCTAACGAAAATCGGAAGCGAAAACACCGACCGGTCTAGCGACTTCGACACCTTTTGCGCGGCGTCGTAGACGTGTGCGCCCTTCCGCACTTCGGCGTTAAAGGCGTCGAACGCCTTAGCCCATACCTTTTCGTACATTTTTGTACGAAGGTCGACGGGCTTACCGCCGGTCGTGAAGCCCATAGGGTCGTGATACAAGACTTCGTCGCCGGGTAGTTGGGTCGATTTGGCGACGTCGTCGATAAGCGTGCCGAAGGCGGCTTCGTGCGCTTCGGTTTGCTCTTTCTTGCTGATTCTTTGCCCGCGTGCCGTCGACGCCGCGACGACGTCTTGGCCCGTGCCGGATTTGGGGTAGTCGTTACGCATTAGTCGTCACCTTCCGCGTTCGGCATTCGAATGTTCGAATGCGCGTTACGGCCCGCCGACTTAGCGGCGGTCGTGGTTTCGGTCGATTCGTCTTCGTCGAAGATACCGTCGAACGACTTACTAAGCGGTTCGTCGTCGTCTTCGACTTGTTCGCGGAACGCCTTACGCACCGCTTCGGTGTCGGCGTCGTCGTCGACACCTAGGAACGACTTAAACCGCTTTTCGAAGTCGTCGTCGTCCATTCGGTCGTTAAGGGATTCGCCCTTAACTTCGGTTTCTAGTTCGTCGACACGCCCGCGAAGGCTATCGACGTCGCTTTTCACTTCGTCGACCGAACCGCGCACGTCTTTCGAAAGCGACTTCGCCCATTCGGGCGTGTCGTCGGGAAGACCCGCACCGCCGCCGTCGGCGTCGGTCGTGTCGTCGGTGGCGTCGACGTCACCGTCGCCGCCGTCGTCGGATTTGTTACTCATTTCTAGTTCGGTTTCGTTTTCGTCGGGCATATCGGGCGTGTCGTCGCCGCCGTCGTCGGCTTCGTCGCCCATATCCCCGCCGCCGTTACTTCCGTCTAAGAAGACGGAAAGCCCGGTAAGTTGGGTTTCGTCTACGTCGCCGTCTTCGATAAGACGGTTAACGAAGTCTTTTACCGAAGCGTCGGCGGATAATCCGTTATCCACCTTATCGGCGAAGACTTCTAGCATAGACGAAACGCTACCGGCGTCTAACTGCTTCGTGACGTCGTCGGTGCCGTCGTCGGCACCGTCGTCGTCGGTGTCGTCGTTACTCATTTTCGTGGTATCCGTGTCGGTGCCCTTGCTTTTCGCTTCGCTTGCTTCTACGCCGGTCGCGTTACGTAACGCGGCGACGTCTAGCGGCTTCGCGCCGCCGTAAATGGAAAGACCGCCTAGTTCGCCCGACTTCAAGCGCGACCACGTTTCGTCGTCGAACTTGATACCCATAACCCACGTACCTTTCGGGTATTCGCGGGATTCGGTACCGTCGGGCTTCGTAAACGCCATATCCCGCTTCAAAGTCCACGATTCTACCGGCGTACCTTTGCCGTCGAAAAGGTCGTGGTCGGCGTCTACCTTGCGGTGGTTCGCTAGGTATCCGTGCGCCGCCTTTTCTATTTCGTGGTCGGGGATAATGTCGCCTTGCTTATCGGCTTCGCCCGGCACTAAGACCGGTGCGAAGGCGATTTGCTTATCGCCGTCGTCTTCGTCTTTCGACGCTTCCGCGTCGTCGAAGTCGTCGTACGACTTGTTAACGAAGACCGGCACTTCGGTTTTCCACCTATGGGTTTCGCCGGTCGGGTCGGACGCATTCTTAGCGATTAACCATTCGCTATCTTGCGCCGGTACGTCGACCGCCGAAACGAATTCGACGCCTAGCGAAGTTAACACTTCGTTAGCGTTCGGGTCGGCAAGGGCTTCTTTGCCGTTTTCTTCAAGCCACGCGCACAAGGCTTCCGGGTCGTCGACGTCCGGGTCGTCGCCGAAATGCGCGACGCACCCTTCGAAGTCGCCACCCGGTAAGTCGGCGGGCTTGCTTTGTGGTGTCTGTTGGTTCGAAGCCATACGACCCTATGTGCGTACACTAGGCGATATGGTTTATATATAGTGTATTAGACGACCGATATTTCGAACAGAAGTGCCGTTATACACTATACAGTTAGGGCAAGTCGTAGCGGTCGCACCACTTGTAAAATGTATTCGGGGATATAACACCGCGTTCTTCGTGGTCGTAGTCGTCGGCGTCTTTTAATCTACTATTGATAGAAGATAGCGCCGGGCGCATTTTCGCGCCGTGCGTGTCTAAAGCCGATTCGAATGCTACTTCGACCGGTTCGCCTAACGCTATCGCTATTTCGCGTTCGCGGGCGGGCACTTCTTCGGGCGTGTCTGATAGATAAGCGACTAGCGGGTCGATTACCCGGTGCATTTTATGGTGACATTCCGGGCACAATTCTACGACCTTGTTTTCGACCGCACCCATTCTTTGCGGTATGATGTGGTGCGTATGGCTTTCGTCGACGTCGCCGCAAAAGTAGCACTTTTGCATACGACACCGTCACGGCACACTACCATATAGTTTTTCTATACACCTATACACACGGCTAGGCGGTCGGGTTCTAAGGGAAGTGTGCGGGGATTGGGAAGCCCGCGTTTATGGGAAGCGTGCGACGGGCGCGGAAAGCGCCCGGCGACGACGACGCGTCGGGATTCGACGGTTTATATGGTGCGATAAGCCGCGACCGAACCCGCGACGGTGGCGTGTTACCGCCGACTAGTCGTACCCCGCCCGGTGGTATAAGCGTGACGCACCGGTTAGGCGACGTCGCTAAGGGCTTCCCCGTAGCGGTTTACCCACTTGTAAAACGTGTTAGGCGACACTAGCCCGTTTGCTTCGTGGTCGTACCATTCCGCGTCGCGTAGCCGGTCGTTTATCTTTTGAAGCGCCGGGCGCTTCGACCCGCCCGTTTGGTCTAGAAGCGACCGAAGGATAGCGGGCATTCCCTGATTACCGAACGCCCGTTCGACGGTATGTTCGCGCCCGCCGCGCTTCGAATCCTTCGCCATTTCTTTTACCACCGCTTCGTAGTCGTCGCCCTTCATAGTCTTACGAATCGTCGCCGACGGCCCAATACACTTCGTCGGTGCCGGTGCCCGCGCCCGAAATGACTAGCCGAACGTGCGCCGCCGCGACTTCGACGGTTTCGTTTGCCGTGTATGAAGCGTATTGTACCCAATTTTCCCCGTCTTCCGATACCTCTAGGTCGTACGTGGCGTCGCCGCTAATCGCTAACGTCGTCGCTACCTTCCCGTGCGGTTCGGCTTCGAAGACTTGCCCGGTCGTGGTCGCGTCGACGGCGGCGTCGTACCGGTCGGTGATACCCATACGTGCCACATATCCGGCGCGAACCTTAATCGTTCGTGGTCGATTAGCCTTCTTCGGCGACCTTAAACGACCAATCGACGGCGGGGTTAGCCGTTCGGTTTCGAACGCTAAATAGAATAACCGTCGGGGATTCGCGCACTAACGGGAAGGCGAAGTCGCCTTCGGTTTCCCCTAGGAACACTTCGTTTTTCCCCGACCCTAGCAAGTTACCGTCGAACTTTTTACCGACTAAGACGCTTTCGCCATTTGCCTTCGTTTCCGTACCCACGGATAGGCGCGTCGGCGTGTCGTCGGTACAATCGACTAGAAGTGCCGACGCTATGTCTTCGACGTCCGACGGTCGCGTGTAATTGATAGTGCCCGTTATCTTCGATTCGGGTAGTATCCGGGCTTGTAGGTTAAGGCCCGAATTCGCCGACACGGTTTCTTTTAGAATGCCTAGCGCCGTGCCGGGCCGGTTCGCCTTTCGCTTGATTACCGCCGCGACTTGCCAATTCGAACCGGCGACGTCGCCTTCCGTGCCCGTTCCGCCGTCGTGCGTTTGGTCGACTACGTAATGTTGTGTCGGGTTCGCGTTCGCGCCTATGTCGCCGTAGGTAGACACTTGCCGACCGCCGACCCGGGCCGATAGCGATTGGTTCGTCGTGCCATTATCGACGGTCGCCTTTAGCGGTTGGTTCGGGCGCAAAAGCGACGGTCGTTCGATTGGGTCGTATATCCCGATAGGCCAAACGCGTTCGGCGTGTGCGCCGTATAGGTTTCCGACGCCCGTAATGTAGGGCACGACCGACGACGGGCCGTACCACCCTATCAGTATGCCGAAGATATAGCCGCGCTTCGGGTCGTAGGTGATACCCGACGGCCCGGTGCCGTCTAGCGGGTCGATAGCGTAGTACCGCGCCTTCGGGTCGTCGTCGAAGTCGACGAAGCCGCCCGATTCGGTATTCGTGACGTCGACGACGTTTTCGTCGCCCGTTCCGTCGCCGTCGAAGTCGGTACCTACCCTAAATTGTAGGTCGACCGGCGGGTCGTTCGACGCGTTAGCCACGGTTCGAAGCCGGTAGAATTCCGTACCGACGTCTATGTCGGTGCCGTCTTCGGTGGTTAGCGTGCGCGGTTCGCGCCCGTATTCGACGTCGAAGAACGCGTCGCCCGTCGGGTAATCGTCTAACCACGCACCGACGGCGGCGAATATCTTAGCACCCGCCCGGTAGACGGCTATTTGTGACGTTTCGACCGACGCGTACGAATCGGTTTGTGCGCCGTCGGTCGCTATGTCGATTAGCCGGTCGACGCCGTTAGTCACCCGACCGGATACGTCGCCGCCGTTCCGTTCGTACCACACGTTTTCTTCGTCGAACGATTGGCTACCGTTAAAGACGGTGTCGGGTAGTAAGTCGAATTGGGTCGTTAGCGTCGCTACGCTTACCGAATTGTTTAGGTCGGCGACGCCGCGAAGCGCCCGGTCGTTATCCCACGCGTCTTCGGTCGGCCCGGTGGTTTGTCGACCCATTCTAGGCACCCGCCGCCGCTTCGTTAAATTCGGCGGCACTAGGCACGTCGACGTCTATGTCGACGCCGGTAGACGCCGACACGTCGCGCACGAATGTCTTTCGTTCGTTCGGGTGGATTACGTGACGTCGGAAGGATAGGTCGGGGAAGTGCTTGTTATGCACTTCTTCTTCTAACGCGACCAATTCGTCTAGCGGGCGCGGCGTTCCGCCGTGTCGCGGGTTCGTTAACTCTAGTAGTTCCTTGCACGCGTCGGTAATCCGGCTATCGTCGGCACCTTCCCAATAGAAGACGTCGCCTTCGTCGGCGTTACCGCGCCGTTCGTAGCCCTTTTCGCGGGCCGTGGATAGCACCGACGTAACTTCGGTTCGCGTCACCGATTCTAGGTCGGATTCGTCGACGCCCGGGAAGGTCTTAGACATATCGTCGACGATTGAATCTAGCGACCACCCTTGCGGTTGGGTAAGGTTATCTTCTAGCATTCCTTCGACCGTGTCGACGACGTCGCCGGGTATGCTATCGAAGTCGCGGAAGACCGCACCGTCGGCGATAGCGTCTTTAATCGCTTCGAAGACGTATTCGGGCACGTTTTGGTCGCCCGACCACGCCGCCTTTTCGATTTGGTCGACCGAATCGGGCGACACTTGCGACTTATGCGCGTCTAGAAGCACGCGGTCGATAGTCTCACATTCCGCCTTCGTTAGCGGGCGGCGTTCCGCCTTCGACTTCGTGTCGCGGTCGGTGTCTATCTCTAGGTCGACCGGGTAGCGGTCTAGAAGATTCATTATCGACGATTCGTCTAGCCCGTAGACGACCATACGGGCGTTAACCGCGTTCGGCGCTTGCGGCGGGAAGACGCTATTTTCGACGCCCGACGTGTCGACGATTCGCCCGCCCGCTTGCACGACGTCGGTTAAGAATCCGTGCCATTCGACTAGGTTATCGTACGCGGGCCGTTCCGACGGGCCTAGAAGCCGCACGCCGTCGCCGTCGTGTAACTTCCGCACGTCGTCGGCGCTTAGTTCGGCTTGCTTCGGGCCGTCGACGCTACCGAAGAAGCCGCCGCCACCGTCACCGCCACCGCCGACGTTACCTTCGTCGATAGGCCCGTCTTCGACTTCTAGCATACCGTCGCGGAAGGATACGTTAACGCCCGCGTTCGCCATTTCCTTACCGGCGGTCGCTTGCGATTGGATTAGTTCGGCCCGGGTCTTCTTTTCGTCGACCGTTTGTTCGCGTTCGAATTCGAACTTTAGGTCGGCACCGAATTCGGGCCAAATCACGTTACGGTTAATCGCTTCTTCTAATTGGCGTAGCGTGACGCGGAAGCCCCTTTGCGCGTAGGCTTCGGCTTGCGATTCGTCGGTCGCCCGATTGACGTTTTCGAAGTCGAAACCGGCGTACGACGGGTTAACCTTGAAGACCGACCCTAGCACCGTAACCCAAAACTTCGTACGGTCTAAGACTTGTAGTTCTTGATAGTTCGGCGTTAGTTGTGTAAAGTCGACGGGGATACGGCTATATCCGACGCGGTGACGTTCGCCGTCGTTAAGCCGGAAGTCTTCGACGAAGGTATCCCAATCGTCGGTATTCGGAAGCCCGCCGAATTCGTCTTGTGCGTCGGGGGAAAGCACGCCCGGCGGCGACCCTTGCAGTAAGTCTAGTCGTTCCTTTTCGGCTAGTTCTTCTAATAGTTCGACTTCGTTTTGCGCCTTTTCTAGCGGGCCTTGCCCGTAGTGGCGGTCGGGTCGGTTCGACCATTCGAACCACGCTATTTCGCGCTTGTTAAACGGCACCGCGTTAGCGCCCGACGGGTTCGACCGTGGCACTTGCACGTACCCTTCGGTGACGCCGAACCGGTCTACCTTCTTGAAGACCGTCGCGCTATCGACGGGCACTACCTCTTTCATAGTGTGCCCGGCTTCGTCGAAGTGCTTTACCCACGTAGCGTCGCCTAACTCTAGAAGAATCCGTGTCGTTCCTTCGTGCGCGTCGCCCGCCGTTTGTTCGGGGAATAGTTGGGAATACCGGCGTTCGGCGCGGGCTAGGCGCTTATCGTCTACCTTCGTTTCGTCGTCGCGGGCCGTAATCGACCACGCCGTCGACCCGACGTCTTGCGATAGCGTGTCGACGTACGCTTGTACGATAGCGTTAGCCGATATATCCCGCAAGAACGACGGGTCGTACGGCTTCGTAACCGCGCCTAACTCATTCGCCGCGCTTCGAATGTCGGCGTTCCTTTGCGCCCGTCGGTTAATGTCGCCTTGCTTTTCGGCGGTGTCGGGCGAATTGTACCGCTTTCGACGTCGGCGGTATTCTTGCGACCGGCGGTCGCGTGCCGTTTCCCCGCCGCCACCGTCACGGGCTACCGGCGACGTAAGCCCTTTTATGAAAGATTCGAAGCGCGACATTCGTTACTTGCGATTGTGTCGCGTACCCGCTTTAATCTTTAGCACCGCCTAGACGACGCTACAATCGTCGCACCGCCGGTCGAAGTCGACGTTAGACGTCGGCGTAAGCGATTGGCACGCTTCGCATAGGACTACCGACGGGTGGTCTTCGTCGACGTCGCCGAAGCGTTCGACTTCTTCGGCGTGCGTCGGGCACACGTACCGGCGGATACCCGACGGAAGGGTAACGTACGTCGTGGCGTCTTCCCCGCACCGTTCGTCGGTCGGCCCGCCCGCGTCGACCGGCGGTGCGTAGCACTTCGATTCGATTTTCGACGGGTCGTCGATTCGTAACTTCATACTACCCGCGTACAATAGCCGTGGTCTTCATACGCACGCTTGATACCCCACATTCCGACGAACGCCACGACGTAGAAGCCGCACGTTAGTACCCACACTTCCCTAATCGTATCCGTTTCGGCGGCGAAGTAGCCGACGACGCCCGCGACCGCGAACGCCGCGACGATTAGGGCGAACGCGATACGCTTTAACAGGTATCCCATACGATACGTCTAGACCGAACCGGCAAAAACTACCCGGTGGTCTAGGGCGGGTCACACGACGCGCACAAGCCGTCGTTATAGAACGCGTTATAGGCTAGGTACTTCGCCGTCGACGTCGTAGGCGCACCCGTAGCGCCGCCACACGACCGGCACGTAAGGTCGTCTTCGGTGACGTACGTATCCGACGGTAGCCCGGGCGCGTCACCGACGTATATTTCGCACCCGTGGGTTAGCGCGACGGCTAGACCCGCCGCCGAAAACATAGCGTCGGCACGAATCGTTACCGGGTCGGGCACGGGCGTCGTTTCCATTCGTCGCCGTCTATGGATTCGTGGCGGCACGCGTGGCAAAACGGGTCGTCGTGCCCGACATTCCACGAAAGCAAGTGCCCGCCGTATTCGAAGGGTTCGTAGACGTCGATTTGCTTTGGGTGGATACCGCCGACGTCGGCGTCGTGATACCCCGCGTTAAGGTATTGAAGCGCCGCCGCGACGTGTACGTCGTTCTTCGACCATTCCGTGCCGACCCACGCTTGCGTAGCGTCGTCGACGTCGACGAATGCCGTTACGATACGATTACCGTATCGGTTCTTGTGTGGCATAGGCCCGCCGCACACGACGACGACTTCTAGCCCGTCGATAGCGTGCCTAAACCGCCATTCGTCGCCGTCGGCGTCGGGTATAGGGTTATCTTCTAGGCGACCTTCGGCGACCGCGACCTTCGCACGGGCCTTCGTGATAGGTCGACGGTCGCATTCGAAGCGGGCTTCGGCGTGACGCACGACGTCGTAGTCGTGGAAACGGCGCGGCACGGGATTACCGGCGGGTGATATGTTACTAGTAGCCATTTTCCCGATTTACGTAGTGTGTGACGCGTTACCACTTAGTGATTCGGCACCGTTCCAATCCGACCTTTGGGCTAGCCGCGCAAGGGTGGCGTTACCGCTTCCCTTCGCGTTCCGTTCGCTAATCGTGTCGTCGTCTTGCGTACAATTCTTGCACGGCGTCTTCGACGTCACCGTGTTACACGGCGCAAGTCGGAAGGTGCCGCGTCGGGGTTCGGTATCACACGCGGGCACGGGTCGGTCGTCGGCGTCGAAGACGACGTTACCGTCGTCGTCGGTCTTCGGAACGTGCCACGACCTAGAGTATTGGCTATTCGTTCGCACGGTGACTTCGTCGCCGTCGTGGTAAACGCCCGTTTCCGCCGTTCCGGTGGGTTCGGTTGCTTGCATTTGCTTATCGCACCGGCTAGTAGTCTTACGCAAGCCCTAATAAAAGTATCGGCGTTAAAAGGATTCGGCTAGCGTTAGTCGCCCATTCGCGGGTTTCGTTCCTTGCGCGACGCCGACATTCGCTTAATCTCTTTGGCTAGTCGGTCGGGCTTGCACCCGAAGACCCGGGCCGACGCCCGAACCCCGCCGCCGAAGCCGACTTGCACGCCCGCAAGGTACCCTAGCGCCGCCGCCACGCCACCGCCGACTAGGGCGGCGAAGACGTGTCGGGCCTTCATTCTTCCCCGTCGTAGTCGCCGAAGTCGCCTAGCCCGTCGTCGGGCGTGTCGGTGCGGGCGTCGCTACCTTCGTGCTTCGCTACCTGATTGATAGCGCCGCGTTCGTCGGCGTCGGCACCATACTTCGACGGGTCGAAGCCCGCCCGTTCGATACCGTCGTCGGTGATAGCCGGGCCGAACGTGTCGACGGCGACGTCGATAACCGCTTGCCGGTAGTCGGCGTCGGTCGCGGTGGCGACCATAGCGGCGACCATAGACGCCGCCGCGTCGTCTTGTGGTCGGGTGTCGCTATCGTAAAGCCATTCGACCGGCACCCGCGCAAGCCGACCACGCGGGTAGTCGTACGTCTTGTTTTTCTTCGACCCGGGTATGTCGTCGGGCTTCGTCGGCAAGAAGACGCATTCGAAGATAGTGTCGTCGGGCGACACGGGAAGCCACGGGTGCGCCTTGTACGTCGTTAGGTCGAAGTCTTGCGATTCGAAGTATTCGACCGCCGACCCACGCGAACGCCGAACGTAAAGCGGTCGACCTTTCACTAGGTCGATAACGACGGGGGAAGGCGTCTAGTTGTTCTTGAAGTCGGTCGCGTGCGTCGCGTTTGGCGTCGTCGTAATCGTTATCGACCGCGCCTTGTGGTTCGTTACTCATTTTCGAAGGTAGTGTCGTCGTCGGCTAGTGCGTCGAAGAATTCGTCGGGCGACATAGCCCATTCTTCGCGTAGCCATTCCGTGTCTACTTCGACACCGTCGTCGAATTCCCACGTAACGACGTCGACCGTCGTGTCGGGTTCGATAGCGTCGGTGTCGTACAATTCGCGTAACCGTTCGACTAAGAAGTCGGTGGTATGCCCGGCGTAATGGGCGATACCGAAGTCGACGACGTCGCGCACCTTCATTCGGTACACGAAGTCGACGGTTACGGTGGCGAATTGGTCGCCGTCTTCGTCGACGAAGGCGACCGTATCGCCCGGTTCGAAGTCGCGTTCTAAGCCGTACCGAACGGTCGCCGTCTTCCGCCCGTCTAGCACTTGCGGCACTAGCGGGTCGGCGAACCGAAGGTACGCGTCGGTCGCGTATCGAAGCACGTCGACGACGTCGGCGTACGCGTGCGTCGTGACGTATTCGACTAGCACTTCGCACCCGACTAGGTCGTCGACGTCGGCGTCTTGCGCCGTGCGTAGGCGTTCGATAGCGACGTCGCCGTCTTCGATACCGTCGGCAAGACGCCGGAAGGCGTCGGCGACGGCGTCGGTGTCGACGTCGAACGCGGATAGTCTCTTGTGTCTCATAGCGTCGTCGTCGCTTCCGTGCGACACTATACCCGACACCGCAAGGGTGTAAAAGCGTATCGCTATCGTACGTAAGCGTGCAAAAGAAAAGCGGTCGGTCGCTACCCTATTCGGCTTCGACGAATCGCCACACTTCCCGATTCGCCCGGCCCTTCGGTATATCTTCGTCGTCGCTATCCCATTCGGCGGGGTACCCGACCGGCTTCTTCGTACCGTTCGGGCACACGATACACGCGTCGACGTCGTCGTGATACCACGACGTGTCGACGTCGTCTTCGCGCCGTTCGACGTACGCTTCGCCGTCGTCGGCGTCGCCGTCGACGACGGGCATACGGTCGAATTGGCCCTTACCGGGATAGTAGACGATTACTTCGTCGACCACGCCGCCCAATTCGTCGGGCGACACCGCCGACGGCTTCCGAAGGCGTGCCGGGTCTTCCCCGAACTTGCCTTCGAAGGCGTCGGCGACTAGTAGGTCGACGTAGTCTTCGTCGATATACCGATTCGAACCCTTTTCGCGGGCGACGCGGGCGTCGCATTCCGGGCACTTGTACGCGCACCATTTACCGTGCCCGCCGGGTATCCATTTCCCGGCTTCCGAAAGCGCGAATACGTTATCGCACTTGTGGCACCGTAGGGCGACGTTAAGGCCCGACGCGATTATCGGGTTATCTTCGGTCGATACTACGTCGTCGGTCGCTTCCGTTATGACCTTCATAGTAGACTTCCCTGTTTTGCTACGATACGCGCACGGGTTTCGTGGCGTACCGGAAGCGGCGCGGGCTTCCCGACCGGCACCGGCTTCGTCTAGTATTTCGTCCGAAGAGGTAATAAATCTATCTTCATTAGACTGATAGGTGCAAGAGGATAGTTTTATTACCCCTTGCGATAATGGTAGTGTATGGTGCGAAGCACTACCCCAACCGACGACGAATCGACCACGACCACCGCGACCGTCTACCACCGCAAGTTTTCGACCGCCGACGGCGACCGTCACGAAGTCGGTGCCGACCTAGGTATGGGGTACGATTGGGCCGTCGACCACGACGCCGACCCGGAAGACCCGGACGTCTTCGCCGACGCGTACGACTACGCGGGCACCGTAGAAGTCGACCCGAAGCCCGGCGTCGAATCCGCGCACGCGGCGGCTTACAAGGCGTGGGAAAACGGCGAAGGGCACGACACGGGTTCGACCCGGTCTATGGCTACGGGCGACATTATCGTCGTCGACGACGACGCCTACTTCGTCGACCGTATCGGCTTCGAACCCGTCGACCTTCCGACCGACGACGACGGCGGTGCCGACGGCGACCTTCTTACGCCTAGCGACGAAGAAATAGCCGACGCATTCGGTGTCGACGACGTCGGCGACATTACCGACGAAATGCTAGACGACGTCGACGTGCCCGAACCCCCGGAACGCGTCGACGTTAGCGGGTACAAGACGGCGGCGGGTGCGGCGAAGGCGACCGCGAAGTGCCTTCGGGATTGGGCGGAATTCTACGACTACGACCGCGATAGCGTCGTCGTCTACGACCCGGAAGAAGCCGCGACGAAGCGCGATTTTCACGGCGACGCGCCGTGGGTCGTCGCGTGGGAAGGCGGCTTTTACGAATGGGCTACGTGGCTAACCGGCGGCGAATCTATCACGTCGGGCGAAGGCTACGGCACGGGTGGCGAACCCGAAGTCGCCGGTCTTCTAGACGGCGACGGCTTCGGCGTCGAATGCTATTACTCATTCGACATTTGCTTCTACAATCGGTAGGGTCGACCGCTATACACTCATTCTAGGCCCGCGCTTACCGCTTATCGACACGCGAACCCCTACCGTCGCCCGCCGAAGACCCGGTCGACCGAAGCGAATGCGTGTATATCGCATAGCGTAGCGCGTCTAGCGCGTGGTCGTCGACGTCCGACCCGCCGACGTCCGATTCGGTGTACGACACCATTTCTTTAATGAGACTATCGCACCCGCTAGCGATAAGCAAGCCCGGCACGCCGTCGCCGCCGTCGTCGGCCCGAAGCCGGTATCGCACTTCGCTAATCCCGTCGTCGATACTACCCGACCCTTTCTTCGCCTTCCCCGCTTGCCACCCGGCCCGGCGCATTTTCTGTATGTCGCCCGGGTTATGTTCACAATAGGCGACGCCCTTCGTCTTTGATTCGGCCCAATACGATTCGTGGTTCGGCCCGCCGACTATGTCTTCGACGTGCGTGCCCGATTCGTAGAATTCGTCTAGCACGATTAGCGACCCGTAATCGGTCTTCCCTATCTCTAGGAACACACGCGGGTCTTCCCACCCGGCGTCGTACCCGTAGATACGCCACGACGGGTCGACGTGCGTGTCGTAGTCGCGTACGTAGCCGTCGTCTTCGACGTCGACGACGTGCGTGCCACGGCTAAAGCCGCTATACACGGCACCTTCGGGCGCTTCGAAGGCACCGTGTAACGCTTGCGCCGCGATATTCGAAGACCCGTGTACGCGCTTCAAGCGGGCGCGGTCTTCCCGGGTAAGGAACGGGTTATTTTCCGACGACGCCCGAACGTTATAGATACGCGACCCTAGCGGGTTTCCGTTTTCGTCTTCGTGCTTTTCTAGGACTTGCCACGCCGGGTTTAGCCCGTTACCCGTCGTAGTCCATAGTTGGCACGCGGGCGGGCCTAGGTCGAACCGTTCGCTTATCGTCTTCCGAATGCCGTGTATCCGGTCTTCTTTGTAGTGCGCGACTTCGTCTAGCCACGCGAACGAAAACTTACCACCCTTGTACCGGTCGGGTTTGTCGGCGCTTGCTAGGATAACGACCGAATCGTTATACAAGACGATTGTACCGTCTTGCTTTGAAAACTTCTTAACTAGCGGGCTATTTTCCGGGTCGCCGTCGTACAAGAACGGGTCTAGTTCTTCTTTGGTGCCGCCCGGTAGTTCTTCGAATAGCACCGGGTACGTGGTCTTCTTCGCTTCCCGGTACGACACGCCCATAGCGATACACCGGGCGGGTGCGAAGTCGGGGTTAAGCGCGACTTCCCACGTAGACCGTGCGCCCGTCACCGACTTACCCGAACGGTAGCCCGCGACGAAGCCGATAATGTCGTAGTCGCCCGAATATATCGCGCTTATCGCTTCCCTTTGCGGTCGCCAATACGCCCATACGACACGGATACGCCCGTCGGCGTCTTCGACGACCGCGCCTTCCGTGCGTAGCCGTTCGACGTCGTCGTCGCTTAGGTCGAAGTCGCCCGGAACGAAGATAGGCGTACCGTCGGGCGCTTCGAATGTCTGATAGCCGTTCGCGCTAGCCGTCGCCATTACCGTAGTATCGCGCTTCGTCTAGTGTAAGTGTTATCGTACCCGGAACGGAAACGGCGGCGTCACGCGGCGCGTGCGTGCCGCTAGTGGGTTAGGAACGCGAAGGCGGCGGTGCCGGTTTAGTGGCGTTCGGGTAAGGGGTACGGCACTAGACCCGGTCTTCCCTATCGGCTATCGCCTATCGGTGCGGATTGTGTTATTCCCCGCACGGCTTCGCCGACGCCATAACCTACCGCCTTCGACGTCACGACGTCGTCGCGGTCGTAGTAAAAGCGTGTCGCTAGACGGCACCTAGCCCTAACACGACGACGCCGACTACGATTATCGCTTGTAGCACGGTGCCCGCGACGTACGCACCCTTGTAGTAGTGCGGTTCGGCTTGCACGTCGGCGTTATCCGGTAGCCCGTCGGGTCGGGCTTTCCACGTACGCATACCGTCGTAGAAGCCGTGCGCGGCGGCGTGCCATTCGGCGGCGTACGATAGGAACCCGTCGCGCTTCGTGTCGGATTCGTTCGGTTCGTCGGGAAGGTCGCCCATACGTACCTTTCGTCGTGCCACCCGCTTAGTGGTTTCCCGCGACCACAACCTTCGTGGTTTCCTTTAAGTCACCGAAAACCCACTAAATAAGGCGTGCGTAAGGTCGGGTATGGGTACAATCCCGAAAGACGACGTGCAAGACTTCGACCGTGTCGACGATTCGAAGGTGCTAGTCGACGACGCCGTAATGTTAGAAGCCGTTATCGAATCCTTCGACGGTCGGTACGACGACCTAGCCGACGTCTTGCGCGTGGTTAACCGCGTCTTCCGTATCAAGACGACCGACCTAGTCGGCGGTGATAATATGATAGGTGCCCGGGTTACGTTCGTCGACGGCGACGGCGACGCGCACCGGGCTATCGTACTAGAACCACACGTCGCGGATATGCCCGCCGACGAAGCGTACGACCCGCACCGCGACGAAATGGTCGACCCGTCTAACTACCCGCTAGGAACGGTACAATTGATTTACGCGCCGTTCGGCGAAGACGACTTCTTCTTCGACCGACCCGGCGACCTTGAAGTCGCTACTTCCGTCGCACCCGCGAAGTCGCCCGACGCCACCTACGCCTACTTCGCCGGGTGGGAATACGCCGACCGCGAACGCCGCGACGACTAGGGTAGTTTAACACCGATACGTTTATATTCCCTTGCGATAATGGTAGTGTATGGTGCGAAGCACGACCGACGACGACGCCCGAACCGAATACGTTAACGACCAAATCGCCCGCGCTATCGACCGTCACGACGTCGACGTCGAAACGTACGACGCTACGACTATCGGGTCGGGCGAAGACGCGTACGTCACGGCTACGATAGTCTTCGACCCGTACACGACGGCCCGCGACGTCGCCCGGGTTCGCCGTTCGCTACCTATGTCGTTCGACCGCGAAATAGACTTCCGTGGCGGCGAAACGCTAGTCCTTCGCGTTCGGCTAGGGGGTAGCGAATGAATCGCTTTCACGCGGCGGCTATCGAAGCCGCCTTGCTAATCGTCGCCGTCGGTATCTTCGGCGTCGGCGTCGCCGCTAGCGTCGGCTTCTAATTCGTTCGTCTTACTGTTTAGCAAGCCGATTAGTGGCTTCCGTGGGTCGCGCCCTTCGTCGTCGGCTAGGTCTAGTTCGGCTTGAATGTAGGCCCGGGCGCGTTCCTTCCGGCGGATACCCCGCACTAGCGCCTTAATCGTCGCGTCGTTCTTCGTCGCTAGCATTTTGTACGGTTCGTTCGGGAAGTCGGTACGGCTACCCGCGCCCGATTGGTGCTTCGACGGCATTAGTCGGCACCCGCGCCTTCGCGTAGTTCTTCCGGCACCGACGCGTCGCGTTCGATTATCTCCCTAACGCGTGACGTCACTTCGCGGTCGACGACGTCGTCGGGGGTTTCGCCCGAACCTTCCCACCCGACCGCGTCGACGAATTCGTCTAGCGTTTCGTCGACGTCGTCGTCTAGCGCCGGGCATTCGAACCGTCGGCACATACGCGGGCGTCGGTCGTAGACGCCGCACTTCCCGTCGTCGGTTAGGTGGTTACATTCGAACGCTAACGCCCGCTTGTAGCCGTCGAAGCGAATCGTGTACCAATCCATATCGGGCACGGTGCCGTCGGTTAGCATTAGTTCGTCTAGCCCGCCGTCTTCGCCTTGCCCGATTAGCATACTATCGTACCTTTGGCACGCGTCTAGCCCTAGCCACGATATGCGAATCGACCGGAACGAACAACATTTACCCCCGCATTCGAAGCACGGTGGTTCGTCGTTCGCGTCGTCGTCGCCCGGCATAGTTAGGCTTTGTCGGCTAGCCCGTCTTCGTCGCCGAAGACGTGCCCGCATTCGTCGCACACTTCCGCCGTGCGGGGTTCGTCGCCCTTCGTGGGTACTTGCTTAGACGTGCGGTCGAACGCGCCGCACGACGGGCACGCTTCCGTAGCGCCCGCCGCCGACCGACCGCCGTGCTTGTGGGTCGTCGGCATATTGTCGCGGGCTTCGTTCGGGTCGTCGCTACTAGTGTGGGTCGGGTTATTGTCTCTAGGCATTAGTCGTCGGTTTGGTGTCGGTCGCTAGTGTGTCTTTCCCGGTCGCGCACGTCGTCTTCGTCGAACGGCGACGGGTCGTCGATATAGCCGCGTGCGACGCCGGTTCGAACGCAGGCATAACAGTAACCCGATTGGTCGTCGGGTTCGTCGGCTTGCGTGAATTCGCTAATCGTGCCGCATAGGGCGCGGCGGTGCGTATCGTCGTCGTAGTTATCCGACCCTAGGATTAGCGGCGACGGCGGCGCGTCGAACGCCACGACGTGCGCCTTCGACCCGGTCTTCGTGTCGCCGAACCCGTGGTCGTCGTCTAGCCTCATTCGTCGCTACCCCCTTCTAGTTCGTCGCGTAGTTCGTCGCGGCGGTCGACTAACCGACCGTCGCCCGTGATACCGATAACGCCCTTCGATAGCGCCCGACCGATAGCCGCGTCGTCGACGTCGACGTCGGCGGGCGGCACGCCTTCGGCGCTATCCTTGCTATCCTTCCGGGCGACGACTTCCGCAAGCGCGGCTAGCCCTAAGCCCGACGCCGTCGCGTCGGCTAACGTCCGACCGTCGCCTTCCGGCGGCACTAGGTCTAACGTCGCGCCGCACGCTTCGCATTCGGGATACGCGACTAACATACCGATATGGTAGTCGTCTAGGTCGTGCGTGGCGTAATTGAAGGTACACGCGTCGGACGTCTTCGCCGGGCATTCGACCGACCACCCGCCTTCGACGACGCACGACCCTAGTTCGGCGGCGGATAGCACGTTAAGCGACGTCGTCGCCGTAGGCGTCGGCGGCGCGTCGACACGGCCCGACGTCGTGATAGTGTCGCGGTCGGGCGTGTCGTCGGCCCGGGAAGCGTAACGCCCGGCTAGTTCGTCTACCCGCTTCGCTAGCGTGTCGCGCCCGTCTTCCCGAAGGTCGTGCTTCAAGGTGTCAAGTTCGGCTAGTAGTTCGCCGAATAGACCGGTCGCCGTTAGCGGGCCTAGCGTGGCGTGTGCGCCGTCGCGGTCGGCACCCGTACGATTGGTCGCGTCGGGTTCGCCGCCGCACGCTACGACGCCACCGTCGCCCGTGGCGTACCCCGTGGGTTCGACCGGGTGGTCGACGTCGAACGTGTCTAGAATCGCCCGCGCCGCTTCGACCGCGTCGGCGGCGTCGTCGATAGTCCCTAGCGTGACTTCGCCCGTCGACCCGTCGTCGTGTCGGAACGTGACGCTATGGAATTCCCGGCGACCGTTCGGCGGATACGTCACGAAGCCGTATTCGTCTTCGTCGACGTCGGGTAATTCCCATTCGGCTTGTGTCGCGTCGGTTAGGTGTCGAATCCACCGAAGGGCGCTATCGTCTTCCGGGTCGAACGACCGGTCTTCGGTTTCCGGGTCTATCAGGTATAGGAACGTGGCGAAGCACCGCGCCGCTTCGTACGTTTCCGGGTTCGACCCTTGCGTTTCGATAGCGTGGTCTAGCACCATTTCGGCGTTACGCCGCACCGTGTCGAAGTCGTAGACGTCCGACGGTAGGTCGCGGTATTCTATTTCGATAGGTTCGACCACGGTTTCGACGGGCCGAAGGTGCAAGGTTAGCCGGTCGACCGCGTAGTCGGTGTCGCCCGGGTGCGCGTCGCTTTCCGGCGGTATCGACGTCGCTTCGGCGTCGGTAATCACGACGTCGCCGTATTGTACCAACTTGCGAACGATAGTGCCGTACGTCGCCGCGCTACCGCCGCCCGCGTTTTCTATGTCGACCACGACGTCGTAGTCGGGTTCGTGGTCTTTTTCGCCCGGGCCGTGTGACGCCATTAGATTAACGTTCGCCACCCGGCTAGCGTCGGATTCGGATAGGGCGCGAAGCGTCGCGTGTAACGCCGCGTTCGGCGCGTGGTCGCGTCGGACGTGCCGACGCATACGGTCGTCGACGAACGGTCGAAACGTCTTCGTGTCGGTGCTACGGGCGGCGTGGGTGTCGCTAGTGTCGTTACTCATTATCGGCGGTGTCTTCGTCTATCTCTAGGCGGCGGCGCGACCGGGCGTTCGACCACGATAGCCACACGTTCGGCGGCGTGTCTTGCCCGACCATATCGGCGGCTTCCGCCATAGCCCGCTTGTGGTGCTTGAAG